AGATTTCATCATAAGTTTTTTCTGCTTCATCAACATCTACAGGTTTAGCACTATCTTCAGGTGATGTCTCTGTTTCACCTATTGGGAACAAGTTAGATGGAATGTATAAGTCATCACCACCTGATACTTCTTCAAGTCCTAATCTTTCCCTTGCTTCGTTACGAGTTAGAATACCTGCATTGACACCTTGTACTACATTCTCATAGATTTGTTTTCTTTTCTCTGCCATTGCAGGTATAGAATCTAAATCATATTGGATTCTTAAATCACCTTCATAAAGTGGTGATAGATATTCATTTAAGTCCGATTCTACACGTTTAAGTAAAGGTATGACTGTTTCCTCGTATAGTGCAAGTTTAGCTGTCTCCATGTTTGAATAGGTTTGACTATCAGGTATACCAATCAACTGTGCAGGTACACCGAAACATAAAGCAATTTCTCTTGCTGATAGATTAAGCAACTCTAAAAAATCCATATCCTTTGGATTCAAGCCTAATTGCTGATATGAGAAGTTTCCTTCTAGTAACATCGGTCTTCCTGAGTTATGAGTTCCTTGAAACCTAAACTCTAAATCTTCTAGCAATCTAGCTCGTTGTTCATCTGTTAATTGGGTAGACATCCCTGTCTCATCACTCGGCTCAAATTTGAGCATACCACTTGGAGTACACCCATTTTTAAGAAGTGCCACATTGTGCATCCCTGCAAGGTTATGTTGGTCTATGTTATATGCACTAGCCATAATTGGTGATAGTCCATAAAAATCATCTAAAGGAGACCAAAGCTTAATCTGTTTGACTTGTCCATTACCTGTCTTTGGGTCTACAGGATAAACTTCAACAGTTCTGCCATCGATAACATAGTTAAATGATTCAGGTATAACTGATGTACCTGCTTTAATCTCTATCCTATCAGGTCTTAATAAATATAATTCTCTTGGTGGTGTAGAGTTCTCTGTATCTCGGAGCAGGTATGAGTTACCTGATATAAGTAAGTAGGAATATAAAGATGCAAAATACTCTACACCTGATTGTAATGGGTTTGGTCTTTCTAGTAGTGAAATTAATTCGTGGTTGTCGAGTTTAGTGTCATCACTAAAGACATCAATCTTAACTGCTGATGCTGAGTTTGAGATTAGTTGTATGCATCTATGTACGATAGCATTTTCTTGGTAGCCATCTTTGGCATAGTCTTTGTATCTTCTGTTTGTTTTTGATGAATAAGCACTAAGCTTATTGAACATAACTTTAGGTGCTTCTTTTTTTTGTATTGGTTTTTCTTCTTTAAAAAATCTATCAAATAATCCCATGTTTAACTAATCCTAAAAACTGCCTTACCTGAACTTTGCAATGAAGTTATAGCCCAAACTAAAGCATCTACTCTATCATCATGAGATTTTACATTATTTCCTGTGAATTGACACATTTGTTCCTCTAAATCCTTGAAATAGCCAACATGATGCACTCTGTTCTGCTCGTACAATGCTGAGATTGGTTCTGCTCTGATTTGTTTTCCTCGTGTAGCACGAACACTTGTATAGGGAACTGTGCTGTCTTGTGTTCGTAAAAGTCGTTCAATCAAATCTCCACCATTGTTTACCTCTGCTACGATTCTATCACATTCATAACGATTGTATAATTCTATTGCTTTTTTAACCCATACATCAGGTGATGTGGTTTGTGATGCATCTTGCAAGATATAGAAATGATTATCAGAACTTCTACCTGCAACAATGATTCCTGTCTCATCTGATTTCTCTGTTGATGTTACAGCAGGGTCGATAGCTACAACGATTCTCTCTAGCTCAGGAACATCTCTTACTCTTGCATCATCGATTAATCCTGCATTAAACAATGCACCTTCTACATCTTCTAGTATCTCTGCATAGAGTTCTTGTCTACCAATCCTTGTGCCTTCATATCGTTCTTTAAGCATTGCAATAGCTGATGGTGCTAGATTGTTCATGTTATCAAACGTATTCCCTTTGATGACCTGTGTGTCCTCACGTTGTGCAAGTTCTTTGATAAGCTTAGTCGGTCTTGGTGTTGTTGTAATAATGCATTTAGGATTCTGTCCTAAACGTAATGCCATCATTAAGTTGTCAAATGATTCTCTATATCTCCATGATGCTAACTCATCACACCATGCTCTATGAAACTGAACACCACGAAGTCGGTCAGGTTCTATAGCAGGGAATCCAATTATCTTACTACCATTGTAGAATGTTATCTCACTATCTGATTTGTTATATCCTGTGCCACCAAGTAAGTCTCGGTCTATGATGTTCATGAATCCTGAATCACCTGAGAATACAACTCTTTTTAAATCACCATAGGTAGGTGCAATTACACCACAGATAACACCACGATTGATTAGACAGTATTGGATGATGTCATAAGCACCTGTTAGTGTCTTACCCCATCCTCTACCTGCTAGAAAGAGATGGATGTTGTATTGGTCAGATTCTTTGACAATCTGATTGTCTCGTGCTTTTTTAAACCAATCAGTTAATACTATCGATGCTTTCTTTCTCTGATAGTCTAGTGTCTCGAATGTCTGATATGAGTTTTCTAAATTTATCATCTTGCTCTGTTAGGTTCTCTACCTCTACAACATTGGTTTCTTTCCAACCTGCTTGTGTCTTTAAGAAGAACATCTGTGCAACTAAAGCATCTCTGCCAATACCACATGCAGTCTGAAATAGATTACTAGCAATGGTTGCTATAGCCTTTGCTTTACCTGATTTGAGTTCTTCCATGTAGTATTTATACATAGTTGGTTTGCTTAGATTGACCACATAACCAATCTGTTCATGTGTTAATCCAAGACCTGATAGTCTCTCGATTGTATCTGCTGTCTCTTGATTCTTGTCTACTAGCTTAGGCATATACAGTTTTTATACAGTAAAAATAAAAAAAGAGCAATCATTTCTGACTGCTCTCTTTCTTGTGTTCTGTTTAGATTAATACTTTTCTATAGTATCAACCTTAACATAAGCAACAGATTCACCGAAGTGATAAGAATCATGTGCATCTTTTATTGCTTGTTCTTTTGCTTCCTTGATGTTGTTTGCTTCAACACTTATTGGAATGCTTAATGTTACTAATGTATCTACTCTGTACTCTTTCATATTATGTTTCTCCTATTTTAGTTAATCTTTTGTCTTCTAGCTAGTTCTCTAACTTCATGTGGATATAAATCATCCATGTTATAGAACCATTCTATTTTGTATGTTTTATTTGTTTTGTCTTCCAACATAGCCTTACATGTATTTATTTTAGCCATTTTAAAGTGTGTTGGAAAAACTCTTACAATCTCACCTGTTTGGTTATCTATGAGTTTGTATGTTCTTCTTACGTTTGTCATATTTTCTCCTTTATTTACTAGGGTTTAATTACCCTATATAAGTATTATATACTTTTAGTATAGTGGTGCAAGTATTTTTTCATCTTTTTTGGGTTAATTAGCTGATGAAACCCATAAAATGCTGTTTTTTTACCTCTTTTTAGAATTAAATGGTCGGTAATTAATTCTAAAGACTGAAAGGTATTAAGTATGTTAGGTGTTGCAAGACCACATATCCAAAGCAGTTTCTCGGTCTGCTTGACCACAATAATCTCAGGTTTATAGGATTGTTTGAATATCACAGGGTATCTGTACTTAGCTGATGTCTTAACACCACATTGATAGCCTAGTTTAGATAAATCAGATACATGATAATCAACTGAATTACCTACAGTAAAATCTACAAAAGGTTGACTTAGATATTGCTCGACTGCACATTCACCTAGAAACCCATTGAGCCATCTAGCATATTCAAAGTTGTTATCAATCTTATGATGTTGCTCTCTGTTCTTTTTCTTTAGAACTTCTCTTACAAATTCTTTAACTTGTGTAACTTTGCTATCAGGTAATATTATTCTTTCGTATGAATCAGAATATTTTCTTACATGATTCTCATAATCATAAATCATTGATATCTTCAAAACACTTAGTGTTGTTATTCCATCTGATAGTGCATTCACCTACATTACCTTGCACATCTATTTCTCTTATCTTTGCAATTCTAATGTTGGTTGTATGGTTCTCATAGTCTCTAGTTACAATGATTCCAACATCTGCTTTGTTATTCCAATGAGCTGAACCTGAGACATCATAAAGGCTATTGACAGTAAAGATGCCATCAGCATTTCTAATCTGTTTAGTTGGATGTGCTACTAAGAAAGTGCATGTATCTGTTTCACGATTAAATCTTTTTATTTTCGATATCAAAAGTGATATGTGTTCATCTTCTCTGAGTGATGCTCTATTAGGATTAATTTCATTGTATGGGTCTAGCAGTAATCCATCTATGTTAAATTCTTGATGACATGCTCTAGCACGTTCTAATATCCAATCGATATCAGGTGCATCTTCACGTTTATCTACAAAAAGAAAATGCTCATGAATGTGGTCTATAGCATTCATTACTTCAGTCTCACTAGCACGATTAGAGAACATGTGGTCGAATGGTTTCTTGCAATATTTCTCGACAAGTCTTTTTAAATTGACTGCTGATGAATGCTCAGGTGAGAATATCATGTATTTAAATCCATGTTCTCTAGAAGTTCTCATTGCTATCTCTAGTGTCAAACTTGACTTACCACTGTTAGGTGTGCCTGTAAAAAGATTAAAAGAGGGTTTTATAATTTTAAAATAATTATCAATAGACCTAAATCCACAATAATATCTTTTTTGACTTTCACCTCTATATAAAGCCCATATATTTTCAGTTAAGTCTTTAGCTCGATGTATTCCATCTACTTTAGTCATATCATTTCTCCTATGCTAACCTGCAAGAAAATTTCTATTCTTACGTTTCTTTTCTAATATATTTGGTTTTTTATATATATTAGTATTGTGTGCATCTCCTGCACTACCGGTTGTCGTATTTTGCACTAGTGCATTATTTGTACTACCGATAATATATCGATTGCAATTATTAACCCTGCCTTTGATTTTACCTATCTTTATAAAGCCTTTTTTCTCTAACTCTTTTAGATGTGTTTTTACACTTCTTACAGAGCAATGACATAACTTAGCAATATGCTCAATACTAGGAAAGCAACTATGCTCTGAATCTGCATAATTAGCTAACATAAGTAAAATAAGCTTACTGATGCTTGTATTGGTATTTTGCTTAACTGCCCATGCCATAGATTCAAAAGACATTATTTGATTCCATAAAAGTCATTAGCATCTACTTTCTTTTCTGTGCATTGATAGATTTTATGCATATTCTCTTGTCTTGGTATTTTCTCACCATAATAGTATTTAGATATTGTAGGGAAAGGTATACCACATTTCATTGCAAACTTTGCTATAGAAATCTTTTCCTCTTTTAAATATTGGTTTAGTTTCATTATAACTCCTGTTAATATTGTTCCCCCCGAATTGTATTATAAAATCAGTATAAATAAAAGCTTTACATATCCTTATTTTCAGTTTACTATCCTTATCAACAAATAGGAGAAATTAATATGACAATTAACTTATATCATGGTACAGATGCACAATATCTTGATAGCATCTTAAAAAATGGAATTGTTCCACGTGGAACATCTAAGGGTAATTGGGAACATGCTAATCTGTATAGTAATCCTAACATGGTCTATCTGACAGACTGTTATGCATTTTACTATTCAGGTATGCAGGTAACAGAAAATCAGAAGGATTCTTTAATACTAAAAATCGAAGTTGATGAAGATAAATTATGCTGTGATGAAGATTTGCTGATGCAAGTGGGTAACAAAGATAAAAAATTTGCTTACGAAAAAATCATAAAGAACAATAAGAGATTTAATATAGTTTCACGTGAAACATCAAAATGGTCTAAGTTCAAAAATAAAGATGGTAAACATCAACATAGATTCTTTTCAGATTATATTCATTACTTTAAATCTGATTGGAAACTTTCTTTAGAACATCTTGGGTGTGTTGCACACATTGGTAAGATTGAACCACATCAAATAAAAGATTATGTAGTACATGACATGCTTTCGTGTCTTATCAATCATGATAACTCTGTAACAACTTTAAATCACAAATTCAAAGGTGATTATCAAAGAGCAGAACTTAAATATCTTTTTGATGAACCAATGGATAATAGAGATAGAAAAGCAATAAAAGAAAATCAATTGATGCAAGAAGAAATTCGGAAAACGAATGCACTTGCAAAAAAATATAAAGAATTAGACCTGAGTAAGTCTGTCTACGAAACTGCTCATAATTAACTTATAGGAGAAGATAATGACAACAGCATTAGTAAGAATCAGAGATGACTGCCAAGTTGTAGGTATGTTCAGCTTTACAAATCTTATGGATTTGTTTTGGTTGATAGATGAATGCACAGACCCTTATCAATGTGAATTTATAAGGATAGAGCATGGTGGAATCTATTTTCCAAATAATGCAGATAAACTATATACATGGAAAGAAATCAAAGATAAAAATGTAAATTTACAGAATGACAGCACTTGTGGAGATATGACTGCCGAATTGACAGAAAATTTAGCAATCTTAGATGACAAGATGATTCAAAGGAAACCTAATAAATGGCAGAACTTTGATGGTTGGTGTTCTAACGTAAATTCTGATAACAAAGAATATTTCAAAAAACTAGGAGAAAGAAAATGGCTATAACTAAAATACAAGAGAAGCAAGATAGTGAACTTAGATTGGCTAGTGCATTGAACTTGTTTCAAACACTTAAAGTAAGTGCTAAGAAAGATGGAACTAATCCACATTTCAAATCTACTTACTCAACATTAGAAGCAGTAATAGATGCTGTCAATCAAGGTTCAGCATTTGGTCTGTTCTTTACACAACACATTCATGAGCATGAAGGTAAGTTATTCGTTAAGACTGTTATGAGACATGTAAACGATACTGACACTTATGAAAGTTGTGTGCCTGTACCATGTGCTAATCTTCAGAATGCTCATCAAATGGCTAGTGGAATAACGTATGCAAAACGTTATGGTTTGCAATCTTTATATGGACTTCCATCTGAAGATGATGATGGTAATAATGCTGTCAAACCACAACCACCAAAAGTAAACCCAAAAGTAACCAAAGAACTATAGGAGAATAACAATGGATGTAAATGATGTTATGAATCAAGTACAAGATATAGAACAACGTGCCGAGAATGGCACGTTGCAACAATCAGAAGCAATCAATGGCACATTGAATGAAGCAAGAGAATCTGATGTCTTGGTCAAACAAGGTAAGATAGATGATGGCTCAGAATATGGTAAACAAATCTGTGTGGTCAAACAATTCAACCGAGCAGGTGAGCAATACTATTCAGTCTTTGAAAGGGTTGGATATATAGCAGTTGCAGATGAACAAAATAAATATGACATCTATGGTGCTATGAATACTAATAACAAAGACTATAAAGTATATGGCTATAAGAAATCAGGCACATCACAATCAGGAAACCAATACGAATTTATCTCATTGGTTTTGCATGAAAAAGATGATATAAAGAAAGTTGAAAAGGAAGATGTTCCTTTTTAGTTTTCATATTTGCTCATTTAGAAACGACAGTCATATCGTTTCTCCTATGCAGGTAGACAAAGATGACCCCTCTCGGTCTACCTGCTCACAAATCAAATCGGAGAATAACAATGGATAGAACACTTGGAATTGGTGGTAGTGATGCCAAAAGAATCATCGATGGTGATTGGCATACTCTATGGCTAGAAAAAACAAAACGTGTAGAACAAGCCGACCTGTCAGATGTACTGCCTGTGCAGATTGGTATTACTACAGAAAAACTCAACCTTGATTGGCTAGAGAAATCACTCGTAGCTAATCATCATGAGCATACTAAAATCAAAAGAGATGTAACCTTACCTCAGAAAGAATTTATGATGTCTCATTTAGATGGATTGATTGAACAAACAAATGTGATTGTTGAAGCAAAACATACTTATGAAAATAATACTCTAGAGAATGTAGCTCAATATTATTATTGTCAGTTGCAACATTACATGATGCATTCAGGTGCTAATGAAACGTATCTCACAGTATTTTTTGGTAACAGAACTCATGATTGGACATCGATAGAATCTGACCCTGAGTTTCAAAAGACACTTTATAAAGCAGAGAAATCTTTTTGGGAATACGTTAAGAACGATGAAGAACCAAAAGACTTTGCACCGATAGAACAACCAACAGAAATAAAACTAGATGGTATGAGAACTCTTGATATGAAAGATAATGAGCAGATGAACTCGTTGATTGTATCACTTAGAGAATGCAAACCTTATGTAGCTAGACATAAAGAGATAGTTACTGATATCAAAAATCTAGTTCCTGATGATTGCAGAAAAGCAATCGGTGATGGTGTTGTGATATCAAGAAGTAAAAAGGGAACACTAACATTAAGGGAAAGTGCAAGTGAGTAGTTATAGTCCACTACCTAATAAATTCTTTAAGGATTTCTGCCAACCTGATTTAAAGAAGAATCCTACTTATGGTTTGATTACAAAAGTCATAGGTGAGGATGTCTGCAAAGATTTTCTAGAAGAAATAGAACAAAAGAAAATTAAAGTAGATGCCAAAACTAAATCAGGTAAGAAAGGAATCCGACAAGTCGATGCTTGGAGAATACCTCTTAAATCTAATATCGGTGATAGATTCAATCACATTACTTTAGATTTAAATTACACATTCAATTATAGATTATCCTGCATACAAGATATTCAATACTTAGAATATAAAGTTGGTGATTACTATGATTGGCATTCAGATGTATCTGAAGGTATCAGCTCACTTAGAAAGATAAGTATGTCTTATGTACTTAATGATGATTTTGAAGGTGGTGAACTAGAAATTTTTCATGGTGGTGAGAACTATGTTCTCGATGCAAAAATAGAACAATTAGTAGCATTCACAAGTTTTATGAATCACAGAGTTAGAAAAGTAACCAAAGGTATTCGTAAAGCTTTAGTGGTGTGGATTAATGGAGAAGCTTGGAGATAAACAATGACACAGAAAATGATGAAAGAAGAAATACAAAAATGGACAATATCTGCACAAGAAGTCTTGGGTAGGATGACTGAAACAAAAGATAGATTGGTCAAAGACCTCAACCATAACCAAAAATTATGGAATGATTTACTACATCAGAAAGAATGGAATCAGGAAACTTTAGAACTGAGTTGTCAGTATATTAAGGCTATAAATAGCCTAATTGAAACAATAAATAAGATAAATGGCATAAAAATAGCTCCTGATGAGCAAAAAAAGTAAAAAAAACTAAAAAAAAGTGCTTTTTGGGTATTGTATTATACTTTCAGTACTATATACTATAGGTATAAGTTAATTAAGACTTATATAAAAAAGGAGAAAAATTATGACAAAAGTAACAATAACAGATAGAAGAAGATTAGAGAAGATGCTTAGAAACAGATTATCAGAGCAAAATTTCGATACAGAAAAAATGATAGTCGGTAACAGCATAGAAAAAATTTCTGATTTGTCAGACAGAACAATAGTAAGAAGATTGTTTAGTTCTGTTTACGAATCAGATTTAGATGACAACAACAACTTTGTTCTTGACCGAGACAGAGCAGAAGAATTGTTAGGAGAAGAAATCTTAACAGGTGATGCTGAATGGACAAGAAACAGAGAATCAATATAGGAGAAAAATGAATGGTGTGGGTATCACCTAAACTACCCAAA